GCTTGGCCAGGTAGGCCGCAGTCCAGGCGGTGACGCCCTCGGGGGTGAGGGTGATGTAGCCCTTGCGGGCATAGTTGTACATCATCTGGGGCGGGATGGCCTTGTCGAGGCCGGCGGCCTTGAGGGCGGCGTTGACGAACTTTGCAGCGGCGTAACCAGTCATGAGCTTGCCTTTCTGGGCAGGTTGGGGTTCGGAGGAGAGTTCTCTCCTTCTTTATCGAACTTCGCTGTTCGATAACTATATTATAGTGCGAAAAATTTTTTTACATACGGGCCCTGGGTAGAAAGCGCCAGTGTTGAGGGTTCATGTGTTACCTTTATATCTTGATGCTCTACCTGCCCTCTGCTTCTCAAGCTACAATTAGACCCAGAGGCAGCGAACGCCAACGGGAGGAAGCCCGCCATGAGCGACATCAACGAACCAGACGGCCAGGAGTGGCTGCCAGACCAACAGCTCGAAGCCTTGACGGCAGAGCGTACCGTCCTGAGTGAAGAGGACGAAGAGGCCACCGCGAGGCGTATCTTCCGCCAGTCAGCTCCCCTCATTGCGCAGGGGATCGTGCACACAGCCATCCACTCACCCAACGAGCGGGTGCGGCTTGACGCTCAGAAGTACGTGACAGAGCGTGTGCTTGGTCGTGTCGGTGATGACGCTTACGCCGAGAACCCGGTGGAGACGTTGCTGAAGGGCCTCTTCGATGAGGCAGAAGAGCACGCGAACGCAAATTCCTCCAGCACCCCGTCGGATCAAGAGCCGTCATGACTCACTCGGCGCGGCCCTGTGGAGTGTGAGTCGACAGGGCCGCGTTGTATAACAAGGTATCACAAGTCCGTATTATATAGGGAGGTTTGACCAGATGCCGAAGACAGACCAAAGGGCCAAGGCGTTGACTACGGCCGGCAAGATGAAGACTGCCGGTCGTATGAACGTGATCTACTACGACGCCATCGGCCGTAGCCGTGCAGCGACGGTGCTCGGTGGAGGTACCGCAAGCGGCCTGAAGCTGCGTGTGCAGTCGGGTACCACCGACCTCATCATCGACAACGTTCCGCTCGCGAACAGCAAGCGCCAGCCCGGCACGTACGACCACCGAGGCATTTGATCAATGGCGCCCCTTTCGAAGCAGGCTCTGTTCAAGAAGATTGGATACGAGCCGCACCCGCAGCAGATACTGTACCACAACAGTACTGCGCGCTTTCGTCTGCCCAACTGCGGACGACGCTTCGGAAAGTCGACCATGGCAGGAAGGGACCTAGAGGCACGACTCTTCGCCCCGAACAGGCTCTTCTGGATTGTCGGTCCCACCTATGACCTAGGTGAGAAGGAGTTCCGGGTGGTGTGGCATGATCTCATCGTCCAGCAGCAGTTGGGTAAAGACAAGACTATCAAGCGCGCGTACAACAAGAAGCAAGGACACATGTTCATCCAGTTCCCCTGGAACACACGTGTCGAGGTACGGAGCGCTGACCACCCAGAAAACCTCGTCGGTGACGCCTTGGACTGGGTCATCATGTCCGAGGCGGCTAAGCACAAGCCTGAGACGTGGGAAAGATTCATTCGACCCGCTCTTGCTGACCGGCGTGGGGGTGCTGATTTTCCGACGACACCTGAAGGTTATAACTGGCTCTACGACCTTTGGATGTACGGTCAGGATCCTGAAGTCCCCGAGTACGAAAGCTGGCGTTTCCCTTCTTGGGCTAACACTGCTATCTATCCTGATGGGGAGAACGACCCGGAGATTCGCCTCCTGAGAAAGACCATGTCTCCGGAGGGCTTCCTCCAGGAGATCGGTGCGGACTTCGGTTCGTTCGTCGGCAAGATCTACCCCGAGTGGGATGTCCAGCGACACGTCAGCTCGGTGAAGTTCAACCCGGCGTGGCCGAACTTCATCGCATTTGACTGGGGCTACACGAACCCACTAGCCGCCATCGAGTTCCAGATCAGTCCTAGTGACGAGATCTTCGTATGGCGGGAGCACTACAAGTCATACACTCGTGTGGAGGAGCATTGCGACATTCTCAGGCGTCGGGAGCAGCCCGCTGGATACCACCTCGACCTCGCATTCGGCGACGCGGCAGATCCCGAGGCAGCGGAAACCGTATCGCGCCTGCTCGTCCCGTGCATCGCGGACCCGAGGGCGAAGAGCGGCTCGACACCTGAGAAGGCGGCTGCACAGGCCGGGTGGCGAGAGGGTATCGACCTGATGCGCTCGTTCCTAGAGCGTGAGGCCGGCGAAGACGAGTTCGGTGGCCCCATCTACGAGCCAGCGTTCCACGTGGACTACAGCTGCATGGACTTCATCCGTGAGATGAACAACTACAAGGCGCCTGACTCCATCAAGGGCAAGAACGTCCAGGAGATCGGCATTCGACAGGACGACCACGGCCTAGACGCTCTGCGCTACGGTCTCATGCACTACTTCAAGCTTGGGGCGACGTACTCGCTCGCAGATGTCATCACGTTGAACCCGCTCACTGTTTCCGGTGCTGGTCTTGTTAGTACCAGCTCTAGTGGCTCGGCCGGGTTCTTCACTAGCGATGGAGGGACCTTCTAATGGGTCGGGTTAGCGAGTGGTTCGGGTTCAGCGACCGTACGGTTCAGCCCGTCACGGACATCGCTACGGTTGGGTGGGATCACGTTCTCACCAACTACGACGTGGTCGAGGTGCGCGACGATGGGCCGTCGCCCTACGTGATTGTTGCCGATCGGCCGAGGCAGCTTCGCGACGTGAGTGCAGTAGACACTACGCCTGACTACCGTGAGCTCGGTACCACTTCGCCGAGCCCGTTTGTGAGCTTCATCCGACGTGAGTACAACCGCGACCTCATTGGTCTGGCGGGACTCGAGAAGTACGACCGGATGCGCAAGAGCGACGGTGTCATTGCTGGTGTGCTCTCGGCGATCAAGACGCCGGTGCTCACCGCTCACTGGTTCATGGAGCCTGCTACGGATAGCAAGGTCGACCAGACGATTGCCGACTTCGTCTGGGAATGCCTGACTTGCTACATGAGCATCTCCTTCCCTCAGCTGGTTCAGGAGGCTCTGCTTTCGGCGGACTTCGGCTTCTACATGTTCGAGAAGGTGTGGGAGCAGAAGGTGATCGAGGGCAAGGAGCGTACGATCCTACAGAAGCTCGCTCCGCGCCACCCGATGGATGTCAAGTCCTGGGTGAAGGACAGTACTGGTGGGCCCGCGGCGGTTGTCTTCTGGGCACCTGAGGCTGGGACGGAAGGTCCTTCGGTCTTCACCAACCGTGTCATCACTGTGAATGGCCAGCCCATTATCAATGGGACGGGTGTGAACCCGTATGACGAGGACGTGCTGATCCCGATCGACAAGCTTCTGGTGTTCTCGCACAGGCGTGAGGCGGGCAACCTCGAAGGGATCTCCGCTCTCCGTACTGCCTACAAGCACTGGTTCTACAAGGAGCAGCTGTACAAGATCGACGCGATCCAGAAGGAGCGTCATGGCATCGGCATCCCTGTCATCAAGCTCCCCGTCGGGTTCAAGGACAGTGATAAGGTCCTCGCGGACGAGCTCGGACGTAATCTGCGTACAAACGAACGAGCGCACGTGGTCCTTCCCCCCAACTGGGAACTTATGTTTGCCAAGCTGGAGGGTCACGTTGTCAACGCTCTGGACTCAGTCAAGGTCCACGACGCAGCAATTCGCGAGAGTGTCCTGGCCGGCTTCCTAGAGTCCTCTTCCACGACCAAGGAAGAGGATCAGGACATCTTCCTCAAGGCTCAGCGCTTCATGGCTGACATCATCTGTGAGACGTTCAACCTCTATCTGATCCCGCAGCTGGTGAAGTACAACTTCACTCGCGGCAACGCGCCAAAGCTACGTGCCCGCCGTATTGGTGAGCAGGGAGACTGGCGTACAATGTCGTTTGCCATCCGCAACCTTGTTGGTGCGGGTGTCATCACTCCTGACGACAAGTTGGAAGAATGGATCCGCGAAGAGATGGACCTGCCCAAGGCAGACCCCGAGACGGCCAGGAAGGTCGCGACACCACAGGGAGCACCCGGCGAAGAGGGGGATCCCGCGACGGACGACAACGGTACTCCGCAGGGCAAGAAGAACATCAAGCAGAACATGAACAAGAACCAAGTGGGGTCGCCACGACAGACACCTCCCTCGTCAACTCCACCCCGCGGAAACGGCGGAAGAGACGCAAGCGGAGGAAAGTAATGAACAAGGTCTACGACCCAAAGACGGGCCGACTCGTCTGGGAGTGGGACGATACAGTCACCCCTCACGTGTACCGCATGTACGATCCTGAGGATGGCGTAACAGTCATTCTGGAGAGGCCGTTCAATGCGGAGGAGATAGCCAACTTCAACCAGTCCATATTGCTAGGTAAGGCCGGGCAGGCTCTAGATGTCAACAAGGCCTTCCTCGCCCTTACCAACCCAACGCAGCTTCAGTCATTGCAGCAGATCCAAGCACTGACTCGACAGATGAGTACTATCATCCGGCTGATGACAGCTAACCTGGCCGTCATCAACGACACCTAGAAAGGAAGGCTATGGGCAACATCAGCCAGTGCGAGACCTGCGGGAAGAACGACGATCACCCCAAGGCTCACGTCCTCGTGGCAGACCCCGTTCAGGGATTGGTCGCAAAGACATTCCACCACGACTGCATTCCGTTCGCCATCAAGGAGCAGCTCCTGGCGAACGAGGATCCCCACATCAACAAGGTCATCGAGGCATGTGAAGGTGGTCTCAAGGGCGACAAGCTTCGCGAGGCCATTCAGGACAAGCTCGGTGCGAAGGCGGAGGCCGAGTAATGGGAGCAATGGTTCAAGTCCACGCAAACGCGGTGCTTGATGCATCGACGGATCAGTCCGGTGCCTCTGTGAGGCTCACGACCGGGCCGCTCAAGTGCCGTCTCATGACGGCTAACGGTTCGGCTACCTCAGCAGGTACCGAGCTCACCACTGGTGGCGGCTACACCGCTCCCAGCACCTTCTCGGCAACCTTCGGCGCAGCGTCTGCAGGTACGGCTTCCAACAGCGCAGCCGTCACCATCACCAACATGCCCGCCGCTACGATCGTCGGTGTCGAGCTTTGGGACTCTGCAGGTACTCCTCTCCGCAAGTGGTGGGGTGCTCTGTCAGCGAACAAGACCACCAACGCCGGCGACACGTTCTCGATCGCTATCGCTTCGCTCACTCTGTCACTTCCGTAGGAGGAAGCCATGTCCATTCCAGTCGCAGTCGTTCTTCTCGTCGTTGGCCTCCTCTTGTGGTTTCTCACCACAGGTGTGTTGGCTACGATCGGGATCGTTCTCACCATCCTCGGGGCAGTCTTCCTGATCATTGCTTTGGTGACGACCTACTCCTCACGGAGGTAAGCCATGGCTGATGCCAAGATCAGCGCTCTGACGGCTGTCTCCACACCTCTGGGTACTGATGAAATCCCCGTCAACCAGGGCGGCACGACCAAGAAAGTCACTGTCTCTGTCCTCGGCCAGTACGCGGGTATGGGCGGTATCTACAACGCGTCGACGGGTAGCCAGGGTCCCGGCTTCGCGACCGATACCTACCTCACCGGGTCGAACCTTCTGTTGCCAGCGGGTTTGCAGCAGAAGTCGATCTACCGCTGCATCTTCAATGTGTCTAAGACTGCTGCTGGCGCGGCCGTGCCGACTGTCACGGTTCGCGTCGGAACTGCGGGGGCGATCGGCGACACGTCTCGGGTGGCACTAACCTTCGCAACCCAGACAGCAATTGCTGATGAGGGCATGATCGAGATTTGGTGTGGATTCCGCGCAGTGGGTGCATCAGCATCGTTCCAGGCCATCGGGCGACTCACCCACAGCTTGGCCTCCACCGGATTCTCTAACGTCCCGGCCAGCATCAAGAGCACGCTGAGCAGCGCGTTCGACAGCACCATCGCCAATACTCAGATCGGCCTGTCGGTCAACGGCAACACCTCTGCAGCCTGGACCGTCAACCTGGTGCAGGCCGAGTTCCGGAACGTGGCCTGATGCCAGGCAACCTGAACACCGGCGTCATCCGGCTCGAAGGCGAGGTCCAAGGTGGGGCCGCGCTGATCCGCGTCGAGATCTACTACGACCCGGCTGCTTCCGAGCCCCGTCCGATTCGTGAGGTTCCTGGACGTATAGAGAACGGACCGCAGACTAGGGATCGTGCCATGCGTTGCTGGAACACAGCAACGACACGTACGGTTCAGTGTTCTGTCACCGATCAGAACACGGGCGAGACACGAGTAGTCGCGATCCCTGGGGGAGGGGATCTCGTGGTCCCGGTAGTTACGATGACCGCCGCACAACTCGCCAACTGGGGTATCACCACTCAGGACGCAGCGCGGAGCCTGTCACTAACGATTCTGGGGTGACTAGATGGCGCTAGCACGCACCAACCTGCTTGGGTCGGTGGCAGCCGAGGGGCAGCCAGGAACTGGTCCTTATACGGTCTCCTCCGTCACCCCACCAGACAACTCGCTGCTCGTAGTTACCGTCCACGCGATGCAGGAGATCGCGTCGACGTCCATCGTTGCGTCTGCGCAGATCTCAGATCACCTCGGCGGTCGATACTGGACCAAGCAGATTCAAGCTGAGTACAGTGGGCAGCCCTACACTACCGCCGTCTGGGTTTGGACAACGCCGATCACCGTCGGCAGGTCGATGCAGATATCCATTGACTGCGGCGCCATCGACTTGTGGACTGCTGGCGTCTCGATTGTCGCATACACGGGGTACGATACCGGGACTACCATAGGCGGCAAGGGCACGGTCACCGCCTACCCGAACCCAGACGGGCCGTACTCGATCACTCTGAGCGCAGCACCTGCGTCGGGTGATGAGACCCTCGCGGCGATCACGATTGACAAGGAGAACCTCGGCGTTACGCCTGGCTCGGCGTTCACCGAGTTGTACGAGCTCCAAGTCGGCGCTACGATGAACATGGAGGTCGAGGTCCGAACCGGATCGACCTCTACGACCGCTGACTGGGTCGACATTCACACCGGTGCAGGCGGTGCGTTCAAGCTTGCTGGTGCAGCGCTTGTTATTCGGGCTGACACCGGCGCTATCGTCGATGACGGGTACATCGATCAGGAGGACGGCTTCGAGATCCTCCTAGAGGATGGCACCGGTGCCCTACTTGGAGAGAACGCTAGTACGGGTCCAACTGTAGTCACGGGCGATGCAGCACTCAGTCAGACCCAGACGCTGACGACTGCGGGAGTCGTTACCGATCTTGGTGTAGCAGCCTTCTCCCAGTCACAGACTCTTACAGCAACTGCGCTCAATACAGTTCCTGCAGCTGCTGCGTTTAGTCAGACCCAGACTCTCGGTGCTGCTGGCGTAGTCATCAAGCCTGGCGCTGCTGCACTTACTCAGAGCCAGACGCTCTCTGCTACACCAAGTGTTACAACCGTCGCAGCAGCCACACTGTCTCAGACACAGACGCTAAGCGTTACAGCACTTGTCACAGAGGTCGCAGCAGCGACACTCACACAGAACCAGACTCTGTCGGCTGCCTCTGTCGTCACAGTCATTGCCGCGGCAGCTCTGACCCAGAACCAGACACTAACGCCTACGGCTCTTGTCACCACGGTAGCAAGTGCTGCGTTCAGTCAGACCCAGGTGCTCTTCGCAACCACGGGCATCAGCGCCGCACTTAGTCAGAGCCAGACCCTTAGCGCTTCAGCACTCGTCACTGCAGCCGCTAGCGCAGCGCTGAGCCAGACGCAGACACTCTCCGCTAGTGCAGTCCTTACTAGGTTCGGCCCCGCTGCGCTGACGCAGTCTCAAACGCTTAGTGCAACACCTCTGATCACAGTGTTCGGCGCTGTGGTTCTTTCGCAGACCCAGACCATGTCTATAACGGCGTCTGTAACCACAGTTGCAGCAGCAGCTTTGTCGCAGAGCCAGACCCTTTCGGCTACGGCTGTACTGACTGTTCTCGCTGCGACCACCTTCACGCAGAACCAGACGTTGTCTGCTACGGGTGCGATCCTGAGCACTAGCATAGCTGCGCTCTCGCAGGCACAGACACTGACGGCTGTTACCTTGGTAACCGTCAAGGCTGCTGCATCACTATCCCAAACGCAGACTTTGTCCGCAGTGGGTGAAGTGGTCAAGCTGGGGGCTGCAGCACTCTCGCAGACGCAGACGTTGAGTGCTGTAGGAGTAGTGTCGCGACTTGGTGTTGCTACACTCTCCCAGAACCAGACATTGTCAGCCTCGGCGTTGGCTACCAAGTTTGCTAATGCGGCATTGACGCAGAGCCAGATCCTCGGCACTAACGTTATTGTCACAGCCAAGGGTGTTAGCTTCCTCACGCAGAACCAGCTTCTTGAGGTCTCGGCCATCGCCGGTCCTGCAGGTATCAACATCGACGTCATCTCTGTACGTGAGCTTGCACAGAGAGTTGTTACGGTCAAGGATGTGCAGAGAGCAGTGACGGTCATTCAGCGTATGAACGATGTCGTAGTCAAGCCAGTCAATCGCCAGGTGGGTATCACCGAGATCCCACACCTTGTCACAGTGAAGGATGTGTCATGAAGCTTCCACGTGCCGGGCGAGAGTATTACCGGCTTCAGATCATTACCGTGCCGCAGATCAATGCTTGGGATGCATCCTTCGATAACGGGAGCACCTGGGTCACCGGCACGTACGACAACGTTGCTGCCCAGATGACCTGGCTCGTTCGCGGGCCATTGTACGTTCCTCCGGGAGGTGATGTAGCCGTCAGTTCCTTGATAAGTGCAGACTGTAAGCCTCTCGTTCGAGCGACTTCTAACCCGGAAGTCATCATCCGCAGTGCCCCTGAGATCGTGTTGGTGCAAGGTGCTTGAGTTACCTTTATATCAACATCATGGTAGTTCCCGACTAGCAAGCAGCTACAATATCAAGGAAGGAGGGTCACTATGACAAACACGCCGGGCTACTGGGTCGACTTGTTCGGAGTTCAATTCGACGAGTCCACCCCCAACGTGACGTGGATCCAGGCAATGCCGCTGGGGACGTACACGCATCCCGTGTTTGGCAAGATGACGTTCGATGCGCCCACGGTGCAGCAGTACGCGGACAACGTGAACAACAAGGTCCGCGGCCAAGACCTCGACATCGACTACGACCACAAGGAGTACGGTGGCGAGGCAGCCGGTTGGGTGCAGAAGGCCGAGGCTCGTGAAGACGGCCTGTACCTTCTCGTCGAGTGGACGAAGAAGGCCGCCGACATGATCAAGGCCAAGGCCTACCGGTACTTCAGCCCCGAGTTCATCGAGGAGTGGACACACCCCAAGACGAACGAGAAGCACAAGAACGTCCTCTTCGGCGGCGGCATCACAAACCGTCCGTTCCTGAAGGACATCCTCCCAGTCAACATGTCCGAGGTCTTCGAGCACGCCGGAGACTACAACCCACCCAAGAAGGAGAAGGAAGTGACTCCGGAAGAGCAGAAGGCACTCGCCACCAAGCTCGGACTCAAGGAGGATGCCACCATCGAGGAGATCCTCGCCGTCGACATCCCCACTGTCCAGACCGAGCCCGTCACCACGCCGCCGGTCCCGGTCGCGGCGTCCGAGAAGGACGAGCTCGTGAAGCTCGCCGAAGACCACCCGGCCATCAAGACCCTCATGGCCACGGTGAACAGCCTGGTCGAGGAGAACGCGGCCAACAAGCAGCAACTCAGCGAGACCCGGGCCGCGGCCAAGGTCACGCAGCTGAACGAGGCGGCCACCAAGAAGGGCTTCGCCCTTTCCTCGGCCTCCAAGGAGCGCCTGACGAAGGCGTTCACCGAGGGCGACGTCGAGTCCTATGAGGAGGCCATCACCGGCCTGCTCGACGACGGACTGGTCGCGCTCGGCGAGCGGGGTCACACCCACTCCATCGACGGCGAGAAGACCGCGTCCGAGAAGCTGTCGGTCGAGGTTCGCAAGCTCATGGAAGCCGACAAGTTGTCGTACGCCGACGCGGTGTCGCGAGTCGCTTCCCTCAACCCCGCTCTGTACGAAGAGTACCGTGCCGAGTCCTACGCAGGAAGGGAGTGATCTGACATGGGAGTTGGTCCCAACTATGTCCTGAACAAGGGCATGCTCGCGCAGGGTACGTCCGCGTACACCTTTGGCGAGCTCGTCATCGACGGTTCCGTCGAGCAGAGCGTGGCACGAGCCACTTCGGCCGGCGCGGACGTCAGCGGCGTGGTCCAGGAGACGGTCGACGCCACGCGCGTCACGACGGGCAAGGTGTTCGTCAACGTCGCCTACCTCGGCATGGTCCGAGTCCTCACCGGTGCTGCGGTCGCCAAGCGTGACCGTCTCACCAACGACACCTCAGCGCGAGCGGTTCCGTCCGCACGTACGGCTGCGGGTTCCCAGCCGAAGCAGGTCTTCGGAATCGCACTGACTGCCGCCACTGGCGCCAACCAGTACATCGACGTCCTGCTCACGCCGGGCGGATCCTACTAAGGAGGGTAGAACAACATGGCAGTTTACCAGCCCACTGGTACCGGCAACGTCCACATGGACGCTGTCCTCACCAACGTCTCCCTCCAGTACCCGAACAACGGGCTCGTCGGAGAAGGGCTCTTCCCCACCGTCACGGTCAGGAAGCAGTCCGACAAGTACTACGTGTTCGGTCGTGAAGCGTGGCTCCCGGAGACCAGCGACTTCCGTGCGCCTGGTACCGAGGCCAACGAGATCCCCGGTTTGACCGTCTCGCAGGACACCTACTACGCCCAGGAGCACGCGCTCCAGGTCGCGGTGACCGACGAGGAGCGGGAGAACTCGGACTCGGCCTTCTCGCCCGAGCGTGACGGCACCGAGCTCGTCACCTCGAAGATCCTTCTGGGTCGCGAGATCGCGATGAAGAACATGGTCACGAACACCGCCAACTACGCGACGGGCCTCACCACGACCCTGTCGGGTACCGCGCAGTGGAACGACTACGTCAACTCCAACCCGATCCTCGACTGGCGCACCGGCGTCCGTGCGATCCACGCCAAGGTGTTCTTCGAGCCCAACACCGCGGTGATCCCCTACCTCGTCATGTCGACGCTGGAGGACCACCCGGACATCATCGAGCGCATCAAGTACTCGGAGCGTGCAGTCCTGACGCCCGAGATCATCGCCTCCGTCTTCGGCATCCAGCGGGTCATCGTGCCCGGTGTTGGTGTCGGCGTCGGCCAGGTCGGCGCAGCAGGCAACGCCATCACGGCGAGCTACCTCTGGGGCAAGGACGTCCTCATGGCATGGGTGCCGCCGCGTGCGGGCCTGCGTCTGCCGGCGTTCGCCTACGAGTTCGTCTGGGGCTACGGCGGCACGCAGAACCAGGCCGTCGACCGCTGGCGTGAGGACCGACGCAAGTCGGACATCATCCGAGTCGGTCGTCGCTACGACCTGAAGATGGTCGGTGTCGAGATCAACCCGGCATCCGGTGACTTCGGCAAGAGCGTCGTCGGCTACCTCATCAAGAACGCGATCGCCTGAGGAGGCTGACATGTACGCACTGACCCGTATCGTTCACGGCAAGGAGGACGGCTCTCGAGTCGTCGTCGAAGAGGGCGAGTCCGTCCCGTCGGGCCTGCTCGACAAGGACACCCTCGACCTGTACAAGCAGGAGGGGCTCGTCGGCGCCAAGGTGGACGCCAACGCCGACTCGTCCGGTCTCGCGGAGGAGAAGGAGGCTCTGGCCCAGCGCGTTGCTGAGCTGGAGGCCCAGCTCGCCCAGCGTGACAAGGAGGCGAAGGACCCGAAGCAGCCGGCCGTTGACCCGACCGGTGGCGCGGTGAACCCGACGTCTCTGAACCAGCCCAAGAAGTAGGCCATGGCCCGCATCAGTGTCGGCGACGTCTCGGCGTGGGTCGATGGTTCGAAGTTGACCATCGACCAGCTCGACTCTGATCTGGAGGAGCAGATGGCGGCGGAGGTCTTTTCCCAGATCTCCGCCGCCTACCCTTCTGCTACCACAAGCACCTGGACAAATGAAACTAACACACCTGCGCTCGTCCGTAAGATCATTTCTATGCTATACGTCGGTTGGTACTACCAGCGCGTCTATAGCGAGGATGCCGACACTAGCAACTATGGCATGCTTCTTATCGCTCAAGCGGAACGGCTGATCGCTGGTCTGAACGACGGAGCACTTATCCTCGAAGGCGTCGTCGGCCTTACCCCGATCGGCAACCCCACCTTCTACCCCACCGATGCTTCCAGTGCCCAAGATGCGACCGTCACTGACATGAGTCTCGGCGGGCCGCGGTTCTCTATGGGGACGATATGGTAAGCCGTGCGAAGTCTGCCGTCATGGGCAAGCTGGGCATGCGGGGTGGTGTTACCCCCGACATGCTCCCGAACATCACCTTTGACTTCAGTCCGAGTGTGCTCATCACTGCAGGCAAGATCGATCGCTTTGCGGGAGCGATCTCTTCCTTCAAGGAGCCCCTGACTCAGGCAATCACAGAGGTCATGATCCCTTCCTTTCGTGCCAACTTCGCAGAGAGCGGGCGGCCTGACAAGTGGGAGCCCCTTGCCGAAGGCACTCTCGACATCCGTCGGCGGATGGGTGGGGACCAGAGTCCTCTGCCTCTAGTCAAGACCGGTGCGCTCATGATGGCAGCCACTAGCATCGACCCCTGGAAGATTGGCGACGCTGCAGCCATCTTCACTGACCTGCCTGAGAACGTCTGGTATGGCAAGATCCACCAAGGTGGCTACGAGGGTCGTAGCATGAAGGCTCTTGCCAGGAAGATGGGTGGCTCGAACAATGCTCTCAACCACATCATCAAGCAGCAACAGATAGCCATGGCCACAGGTGGAACGATCTCAGGCGGAGGAGTCCCAACCATTCCTGCCCGCCCTTTCATTCTGTTCCAAGACGAAGACGAAGACGACATCACCGAGATCTTCATTGACTGGGTGGATCGGAAGCTTCTAGAAACGTGGCCGCGATGACACTCACTCATAGCCTGGTTGAGGTCACTGACTACGTCGTGGCCAAGTTGGAAGCCAACAGAGACGCTCTCGGTCTGTACGCCGTTTACTTTGGCGACCAACGACAAATTCCGGGTACCCCTGTGGTCTGTGTAGAACCTGACCACAAGCGGAACGAGCTCATCAGTGCCTTTCGGAAGATCGAGGTCGTGTGCGTTCTGCAGATCATCATCTACCACAGCAAGGTTACCGACACACAGACCAATCGGAGAGGAGCGGACATACTCGCGGAGGACATCGAGGACTTGCTCCATGCAGATCCACAACTCGGTGGCCTTGCCATTCACTGCTACGTCACCTCTGTCAACTCCGGCTACTCCACAAAGGCGGACGCTCTCATGAGGTCGTGTAGGATCCAGTTCGAAGTCGAGTCCCAGAACCAGCTTCCGGGTAGTTAGGAGGAACACAGTGTATCACATCGCATTCAACAGCACCGAGCTACCACGGGGTGCAGAGATCGAGGTCGACGGACTTGGTGTCTTCAAGAACAAGTCCGAGTACGACGTGAGCAAGGATGACGCCGAGGCGTACCGTCAGCGCCATGTCCAGCAGACGTCGGAGTACGACAAGGATGGCAACCTGATCGTCACCACCGAGCCTGGTCCGACGTTGCTTCAGGCGTTCCACGGTCGCGAGGATGTCGTCGTCACCAACGTGCCTGGCGAGACGCCTCCGGAGGAGACGAAGCCTGCACCTCCGCCTCCGGATCAGACGGAGACCGTCAAGCCGCAGAACAACCCCGACAAGCCCGCGAAGGGAAGTGACAAGTAATGCCTGACATCGGCGCATCCGCAATCATGGGGATTGCCCCCGAGGTGACTCCGGGGACGTACGTCGCGCCAGCGAAGTTCTTCCCCTTCGAGTCGGAGACCCTGAACTACACCCAGGACACCACCTGGCGTCGTCCGATCAGGAACAGCCCTGGTCTGGTCGGTGCCATCCTCGGCAACGCACACACCGAGGGTGACATCAACATGGAGCTGCTCACCGACGTGGTGGTCTACTTCATGAAGGCGTCCCGCTGCACACTCGTCAAGACCGGCGCAGGTCCGTACGTGTACACCTACACGCCGGCGCCTCTCGCGGTTCCCGTCAACACCGTGTCCATCTCGGTCAAGCGAGGCCAGGAAGTCTTCGGCTACACTGGGTGCATCCTCGCCGGCTTCACCATCACTGTCGACTCCAGCGGCGCGCTCAAGTTCAACCCGAAGATCGTGG